ATTTCGCGCGGCAAGTTTACTGATAGTCGTAAACAGGCGCTACCTGATAGTCAATCACCAGGCAGGGGGTACCATTTGCATCAAGCTGAGACGAGAATGCAAGGTCAATGTAGCCCTTATCAATATTCCAACCGAGCATATCGCCCATTTTGGTTCCATCCAGACCAAGTTCATAGTAGAAATCGTTCAGCGTGACATACATTTCGTCACGCATCTGACGATTCAATTCGTTCATGACTCTGGTGATTTTGTCTCTGTCAGACTTGAAATATCGTCCGGATAAGACATCGTAACAAATCGTGTTGCCACCATTTTCGGTGAGGATGACCTCTCGAACAGGATTCTTTACCATCTTGTCTTTTGATACGGAGTCTCGAATAGACTGTTCCTTTTTCTCACCAATTGTCTCAACGACTTTTTCCTGATACTCCTTCAAAGTAGACTCTGAAAGGGTATACGCCGTTGCCAGAGCAGCATTCCGACGAAGATTAGTCGAGCTTGCTCCAATCAGGCAGAAGACAGAGATGGAGCCTACAACAGCTGCCGGAATATAACAAGGCCAAGCTGTCTTGATGATGTCTTTCGGCTCAAGTCTATCCGTATCCAGCTCATCTTTTTTCTCTTCAAGCAGAATCAGAGCTTTTGGGGTTGCTTTTACCGCCATAACAGTGGTGGTAATCATGCCGGCAATTCCGATACCGGTGAGAATTTCAGGACTATGTTTTTTCATTGCCGTCCGTACACTCTTGGCAATGCTTGCTAAACTTTGTTTAGGCATGATTTTCTCCTTTCGGTTAAACAAATAGTAAACTTAGTTCTTCGGCTGTTTCGACTGCACTCTGAAATATAAAGCTACGCTGCTCGTCCTCGCCGTAACAAGCATACATAGCCATCTCGAACATGAAGTTTTCGATGACGGTGATTGGATCGTCGAAAGGCTTGTCCATGATTCGATCACAGATTTCGTATGCAGCCCATTGCTGATACGACCTTTTTCTGAATTCATACTTTGGCCATGTGAACGATGGACTGAACAGGTGCTCGTCAACATATCGTTGAATAATCGAAACAGCCGTGCTTGCATCGCACATATCGTTCGAATAAAGAAGAAGAGCCCTTGTTAGGACTCCTCGTCTTCTTCATCGTTAAGTGCGGCAAGCTTCTCATTGATGCGTTCATCAATTTTTTCTTCCATCTTCTTCTCGTTCACCCAGTCAGTGAGGAGCGTAGCCCCCATACCTACTGCGGTAGCGACAAGACCCAGGATTTTAACTAATTTTGCATTATTCATAAAGCGAAACCTCCTTTTCGTTTTCATAAAGTGAAATGTATTTTTTGCGAACTTACAGATCTTCCATCCACTCGGCTGTCGGCTCAAAAACCATGTCAATGACATAGATCTCCATGCCGTCATCCAAAGTGAGTCGGTGATGATTAAAGTCGATCCAATAAATATCACCATTACAGT